CATCAATCATTGTACTATCGCCGCACATCACTCTATGATCACCAAGCAACCAAACATCACCTCTTTTAGTGACAGGATCATGCTTAACCCCAGGCACGTGGTCGTCTTTTTCAGATGGGGGTAAAATTTCTGCTTCTATATCTAAAAGCCCCATGTCAAAGTCAGGTATATCAATCTGGTTTTTCGCTTCACTCATATCAATTTCAGCTGTAAACTCTAGGTAACCATCTGCGTTAACTTTGGCATAATTAGAGTCACACTCAAGTAATTTAAGCTTTGCTTCTCCTATGTTCTCAGCTTCGATTCTACATGCTGGGATAGGGGGAATTACGTACCCCTCTTCTTCGAGCTTCCTCATGACCATGACTCTATGATGACCGTCTAAAATGAAGTTAGTGCCTTCGTTGGGCCATATAAAAATAGGGAATGAAAAACCTCTTTGTAGTATCCGAGATTTTAGCTTTTCATAATTTTCAGTTGATAGTGTCTTTAGATTGCCCTGCAGTAATGTAAATTCTTTTAGAGGGAGTTCAATCTCACCCTTGCAGGATATGCGTACTACTTTCAAGGAATTCTCCTAAGCTTGAGTTCTCAAGTGTGCTTAAATGTTAGTGGATTAGTTAGTGGAGCGTCAAGTTTTGTTAATCCTGGCTTCCGCTATAGTAAAAAACTCTTCTTCTCTCTCAACACCTACAAAGTTGAAACCGTTCCGTTTGCAGGCGATGCCAGTTGTTCCGCTGCCCATGAAAGGGTCGAGGCATGTACCGCCTGAGGGAGTAACTAGTTTTATAAGCCATTCCATGAGTTTGATTGGTTTGACAGTCGCGTGAAAATTACCCCTATCATCACACCCCGCATTTCTCTCGCTCTTTGAAGCTTTTGGGCAATACAAAAACGGTGCGTCTAATTCAGTTATTGGGAGGGCGTTGAAAAATCTTGAGGCTGAGCCTTGATCAGTTTTCCTTGGCGGAGCGAGGCTCTTGCCCTGGCTAGACATTTTCCATGATTTTGTGTTTTGAACACTGGGAAAATTCCCGCTAGTTCTTATCACACACTGCTCCAAAAATTCCTTCTCAACACTCTCACTCCCGTCATGGAGTAGGTTGGCGGGGTGACGGCCTTGGTCATTAGGAGTAAATACCTTTTGGTCTCTCTGGTCTTTCTGATAGATATTGCCCTGGTTCCCAGACTGCCCCTGAACTGTTTTTGATGCCTGCTTGTCCTGATTATTCTGGAACTCAACCCTACAAGCATCAATATTCATCGCACCCACGCCGTGCGCTTCAATGTTTTTGGTCATTGGTTTCAAGTGGGGTTTTTGAAATACGCCGATTGGCTCGACGCAGGGCTTCAGGCTTTGTAGTCCATATTTCCACCCCTGCCATTTTTCAAAGTCTAACCCTATAATTTCTTTCTGGCATTTTCCGCAAGCTTGTGTTCTGAGTTGCTTTGGAACAGCTCTAGATTTTCTATTCGATTGTCTCGCGGGTTGTGGTTTTTGTGATGTACTATCTCTGTTCTTTTCAGAGGCCTCTTTAAATGTCTCGCCATCATCAGCCTGTGTTCCAGGATGTAACCGTTCGCTTTTTTCATCTCCAGGTATTCTTTCGGGCATCTCACAAAGATCGGTCCTTTGTAGCTCCCCACGTCCTCCTTGTAGTACCTCCCTCCCTTCCACGCAGGGTTGTTTTTGCCCGCAAGTTTCGGGTTTGCACCTCTCAACCCTTTCGGTGGGTATGCTTTGTTCCGACATGCTCTGCTGCAAAATTTCCCTTTCTGTTTTTCCAGCTGGGACTTTCTCCGGTAGATTTGTGTCGGGCAAAGATCGCATGTCGTGTTTGGTTTTCTCATGGCAAGTACAGTACCTTTTTTCAAATTGTTTATAAAGATCCGTTGCTTTCGGAAATCCCTGGCCTTGCACCCACGCTATCATTGGGTGCACTATCATACCGAGATCCTCGATCTGTACAGCGAGCCTGTGAAAAGTTCTTGATGCACTCATGGCGATTAAATAACCACCAGGCTTAAGCACTCTAATGCATTCTTTCCATATACCGATAGGGGGTAGTGCCTTATCCCAGTTTTTCCCCATAAAGGAGATGCCATAAGGAGGGTCGGTTACAATTGAGTCTATTGAATTACTCTCAATATCTTTTAAAACGTTATAAGAATTTTCGTTATATAAATCTAATTTCATAGTGTATTAGAATAGTAGTTTATGGATCAAAAGAGCGTCAAGCCCCAGAATTAGGCTGTTTTCTGGGGGCTAGTTCTTTGTGTGTCGAATAACTGCGCATTTTTGTGCATATTTATTAACTCATGCACAAAAGTCTTTAGTTTTTAGGCATAAAAAAGCACCCGTTTCCAGGTGCCTTATCTTGCTTGATCTCTATTCAATCCCGTAAATAGTGGTCGGGTATAATATACTACTTCTTTTTCTTCTTTGGATATCTTAAATCTCTAGGTTTAGATTTCTTAGTGTTAGAGGGTTTATTTCTTCTCTTTTTGGCCATAATTCCGTCCGTGAATGTTGGTATAAATCTTGGAGTGAGGTTGAAATAGCCGCTACGGCCTTCATTCCCGACATTGACCGCCTCGTTGGGGCCTATTTCACTTAAAAGGTCAGCGGCTTCATTGTAAATTTCGTGATCATCGTCGGATCTAACCCATATGAATGATGGTCGCACATTTCCCTTCCTTGGGGGCCATCCGTGGCAGCTAAATTAATTTTATATTACTTAATCCAATGGCACAAAAAGATGGCAGTGAGTGTTACTTTTTATCAGGTAGACCCGCCTAAGCCACTGATTCTTTGTAGGAATTAATTACCGTGTCATTATAATATGTATCTACAAACGGAGGGTTTGAAATGAAAGATTCGGAATATAGGTGTAGTTGTTGCGACCAAATAAAAAACTCTGAAGAGTCAATATCAGTGGCATGGTCGGGCAACGAAGTTATGAGAGATGCTGCTGGGTACACGACTGTCGAGGTATGTATTGGTTGTTGTGATAAAATACGCGAGGCAGATGTGGTTGGGGTTTTGGATTATTTTAAGTACCTTGTAAACAAGTAATCAGCCGGCCCCGCGGGTTTCAGATAATAACTCAAACCCGCAGCCTTTCTTTTTAACCCACCTTAAAAGCCCAGGTCCATAGTGTTTCCAAAGACGTTTTTTAAGGTTAGCGACTGGCGTAGGATGGCCCTTGACGTCGATCCAGACCTTTTCATCACCCTCTTGTATCAAAAAATCTGCCCTCAAAAGTATCTTTGATCTAGTCATATAAACCTTAGGCTGTAATTCAAGTATCATGCCTGTGGGTTTCATCATTATGTAGTATTCGGCTTCTGCTTTGGAGTCGAAAATAATATTATCAACCATTGTTTTCTTGGCTGAATACTTATTTTTTTTGAACACTACCTGCACCTCTTGCATTCAACTGCAGGCTTTATGGTTTCGTAAATTCTCTGAGTTCTTCTCTCAATAAAATAATCACCACACCTACAGATCTTTATACCTCTAAGACCTTTGCTATATCGGCGTTTCAGCTCTTCCTGGTATAAATCTTTGTTCCGTTTAACCATGTGTTCTATATCAGCTTTTGATCTTCTAATTTGCTGGTACATCTCTCAACCTCTCAACTATATAATCCCCCAACTGCTTTAGTGCTTCTATAATATTAATTTTGACCCCCTCGCTATATAAATTTTACATTTATGCTTAACCACCCGCTATTTAGGTGTATGTTGTTTTTGCGGTGGCTTCAAGTAACCGCACGTATACACTTCAGGTGGTAGGCTTTGTAACCCTGCCACCGCTCTTTGCTTTTTCCCTATTAAACTTAGCATCAAACAATGCAAGCAATGCTAGCCTTTCAAATGAAACCATTGATAGACCTTTTCCTATATGTATTCTTAATGCTTTTTCACCATATACACCTATAAACCATTCTCGTGCCCATAGGCGCAGATTTCTTTCTACGTCGCCTTTGAACCTTGTTTTAAAATCCCTATAAGCAGTGTCGTATTTTCTATCTGACATCATTGCCATTCTTTGAGCGGCACTTTGTTTGCTTCTGCTTTTGGCTATTTGTTTTTCATTCATTTATTTTCTTACCCCGTGCTAGTCGTATTTATGGCTTTCGAGGTTGGTTGAGAACCCTCTTTTTTTCTCCAGGTTTTTTCTCAAGGTCGCTCTCGTCTTGTCGGCAATTGCATCAGCTCTGGCTATCAATAAGCTCAAATTAAGAACTTCGCATGCTGCCAAAATAATCTTGTCTGCCAAAAAGTCCAAGCTGTCACCAGGGCACTTTTGGTTTATATCCGAAAAGCTTTGGTCAAACCGCCATCCGCAAAAATCGCAAACAGGCCCTCTTAAGACCGCTCCTGCAATCTCTCGCTCCTCGCCTTCCCAAATTTCACTTTTACAGACGTTGCACTTACTTGCTTCCAAGCCGTATCGCCTTTTCAGAAGCAAGTTGGGACATCTTAAACCCGTTTTCCATCTCAGTTTTGGTTAGAAGGATTATTTGGGTTGCAAGCTTGTGGATAGTGTTGGCCCTGGCGATTGTAGTCGTGCCAGCTCTCAACCCGTTTATTTCATCGAACAAAGCATCCCTCAAGCCTATCGATGTTTTATCGATTTTAATCGTTTTCTTTTTTGTTGCGATCATTAAGCACCCCTATTAGGACTATCAAGTTTTTCTTTCTACCAAGAGCAATAGCAGTACTCCTGATAAACTCTGAATCATGTAAATCAAATAATGCTGGTTTGCTAAAAAGGGACAGTGTGAGGTCTTGGCTCTTAAGGTTTCTTATTGCACCTTTGCCATATATTGCTTCGAACCACTCTTGCGTCCACTTCAAAAGTTTATTATCAACATCTACGCCATTACACTTATCACTAAAACATTTATATGCAACTGAATATTTCTTGTTCTGCATTTCCAGGTCTGACTCGTAGCGTTTTTCTGCAGGATCCTTTTGGGTTTTACTTTTACACCTAGTGTTATACTCGGACTTAATCTCATTTAATTTGGGCATCCATGTTGAAGTTGTTCCGAAGTGATCAAGGACCTCTTTTAAAAGCCCTAGCTTTAGATCTGACAGCTTTTCGGCGTAGTAGTCTAGCCTTGTATCATCTGATCTCTTGGACCAAGCACGGGCCCAATTTGCTAGGACAGCTCTTAGATTCATACGTTCCTTGCCTTGCTCTGTGTCACCGTCTAGATTTATGACTGACCTGTTCCATTTGTTATTAAACTGCCTGTAATCACCGCTCATATGTCCTCTACTTCTGAATAAACCAGCTTTTTGTGGTCGAGTTGCTTTTTAATGTCTACAAGCACGCTCAGTTGGCGCCATGTCACAAACCCGTTTTCTTGGTAAAAATCTAGAAATTTAAATATCCATTCCTTGTCTCTGTTCGAGAGCCACTCTTTGTCATCCTGTAGCCCGTCCAGCAGTTTCTTGAAAATAACTTTTTGGTCATTCATTAAACATCTCCTTCACTTTTTGCCTTGCTCTTTGGTCGGCTTCTTTTGCAAATGCTACTCTGCTACGTCTTTCTATTTCTGCCTTCTCTCTGGCCATGCGCATTCCTATCAACTGGCTCTTGGTCATTGGCTTGGGCCCTTGCCGCTTCTTGGCCTTCTTTTTGTCTTTCTTTTTAAGCCTGTTCACTAGTTTCAAAGCCAATTTCTTGTACTCCTTAACCTCGAACCAGGATGGGGCGGTTTTAAGGCTGTGACCGATTCTAAGGTCTGTTTCGCACGTGTTGCTTTTACCTAGATTACAATCACGGCATAACACTTGTAGGTTCTTAATGTCCAACTCCAGCTCCGGGTAGCTGCTCCGTGGTTTTATGTGGTCTACATGTATCTGGACGGAGACGGCTGTAACACCACACGACATACACTTATGGCCGTAGAACTTTAAAACCTGCCACCTTACTTTTCTCCAAGCTTCTGTTTTGTAGAAGTCTGCCATGCGTTACCTCACTTTTGGATATAGGAGCCCTCAATTCTGCATAGAACAACTAAAGAGCTTTGAAGCCTTCTTACTATTCCGAACTGGTAGGATCCATTTATCAAGTATGCAGATTTCTGGGCTGAGTTACTGGCGTATAGGCCCCGGGATTTTAACCCTAATCCTTGTTCTTCAATTCGTTACTTCAGAAAACGTTTTACTAAGGTTAGACCGTTACACTGTTTAGCTGCCCCTGCTCCAAAAAGCCAGGTAGGGGTTCTACCGATACAGAAACTATGAATCACTTAGGTTATTAAATTTACATGAATATGCTCTTCATGGGAGTTTTCGAGTCCTCCAAACGTATTTTTTTTGGTTTACGGCAAAAAAGATAAACCCGTAAATTTGATTGATTGAGTATTTTAGAATACATTGGACTCAATCAAGTCAATTTATGCCTTGGGTGTTTCTTTCAATTATTCACTCAAGGCTTATCCATTAAATTATAGAAGTTGTTAAAAGTAAACCGAGACTACACTGTGCATTATGCTATTAAGTGATTAGTTTGGTTTAATATTATCAACTATGTTATTCCCTGGACATTAAAAGGCATACCTACCTCAAGGTAGAGGTGGGAGCCTTATTATTTATACTAATGATGTAGATATTACCTTATTAGAAAGTAATGGGTTTACTTTTTGGGGTTAAGTTTTTATGTTGGTTCCTAATTGTGGACGACATTCTTCAAGATTTTAAAAAGTAATATTTTTAAATACTACTCTGGCCCCCGGTAGATCATTGATGCGTCCACAACGTATAGGGGGCCTTTCTTGTAAGGGAGATATTTATGATTGAGGACTACTTGTTATTCTTATTTTGGTTGGAGTTTAAAGGTGCGCTCGATGGCTTTGAACAAGGGGTCCAGACTCGCAATTTTCGGGAATATCCAGGGACGGCAGACAGCCAGGACTTTGTCTTATGCGCTTTCCGGTGGGACAAAGCGCCCGGTGGGCCCTCTTACTGGCGGCCATTGAACACAGAGTGGCGGAGGCGGCATCATGACGATAAGTAATTCAGATTTTTCAGGGCTTAGCGACCACGAGACTAAGCAGGCGGCCATCCGTGAACAGATGGAAAGAGACGCAATGGAAGAGCTAATAGAAGATCTTAAGAAACAAAACACTGAGCTAGAGAATAAATTAGCGTGGTTTAAAAAGGAGTTGGAAAGTGTCAATTCATCAAAAACTAAGTGAAATACAAGCAAAGCTTAAGGCACCAAAGGCCGAGTATAATTCTTTTGGTAAATACAAATACAGAAGTGCTGAAAATGTTATGGCCGCTATAAAACC